TTATCTTCAAAATATGAGTTTTTATAAATATTGTCTTTTAAAAATACAATTTGAACGCGTCTAATATTTATATTAAATATTTGTTTTATTTATCTTCAAAATATGAGTTTTTGCTAATAGTACGCCTGGACATTGGTCTCAAGATACTCTCGTAGTCGACGGTTACATTTGCCAGAAATGCTACCGTCGAAGGAAGCGAGGCTTTCAACTGTTACTTCTTTTTTACCTAAACTTTACTTTTTAATAAAAAAATAAATATATTACCTTTTTTTAAGTTAAAATGTAATTAAAAAAAAAAATGAAATTTGATTTAAAGTTTAAATATTTAATTTAATTAAGGTCCTTACAAAATTAAATTGTCAACGACAGAAAGTCGTGATAACATTTATTGTTATTGTCTTAGTACAGACTTTAAATAGACTTTTTATATAAAAATTGGTAAATTTTTCACTACGGTGATTTTTACTAAGGCTAGATACAGCCAACGTAGATATGCGTTGCTCCTTAGTTAGCGTCAAGAAATGTTAATAGCTACGCAATTAACATTTTGTAAAAGAATTTTAGTTAAGGTTGATGTATCTGAGAGAAAGAATCTAAACCATACGTGATCAAAAACAAATCTACCGTGTCTAATATTTAAATATATTATTTATCTTCAAAAATAGGGTTTTTTACAAAAGTACATTTATCATTAATAGAATAATTATATATTAAACAATTATGATAAGTTGATCCTTGTCCATTTTTTTTAGCTAATTCTAATGAATTGTAAATACCTAATGGCATTTGTGTAGATTTGTTAACAACTAAAAATACACTTTGTTTATCATAAACTTGTTCAATATTTTGTTTAAAATCACAAGGTTCATAAAAAACTAATGTACTTAATGGTTGTTGAAGTGTACATTTTTTTTGTGTAATTGTAGTATCTGTAGTATCTGTAGTATCTTGTGATTCTATTTTTTTAATTTTTTGTTGTTTAAATGTAATTAAAGAATAAACGTTGTATATTAATTTTGAAATACCCATATAATTAATAAAAATAAATAAAAAATGAATTTTAATCTAAATATAATTAATTAAAATAATATAAAACAAAAACTTTTATTTTATATTGTAATGACAGTAATGACAACTCAATTGAATTTTGCTAAATATGAATCAATTCTTAAAAGATATTTAGGAAATACAAATAAAAAATCTTCTTATGAATTTGAAATAAGATTTGGGAATTTTGTTTATGATAATACAGCTCAAGGTAAAAAAAGATTTGAATCAAAAGTAGAAATTGATTATTTTTACAGAGTATTAAATTTTTTAAAGAGATTAAAAATAGATGAAGAATGTAAATACGTCAAAACTAATGTTACAGATTATAGTTATCAAATTGGTAAAGATAGAATTAGACGTATAATTGACAATACTACAAAAAAAACGTCTTTTATGATAAAAAATACTAAATCATCATATAATATTTTTGATTTTGATATTAGGTTAGCAGAATCTAGTGAAACTGTAGTAAATGGTTCAAATCTTAATATAAATTTAAATGATCCTCAAAATGTACGTATTAAAAACAGGGAATCTTTTATTTTTGAATTTGGGAGGTTTGATTTAACTATTGTAAATGAAGGTAAGAATGAAAAAGAAGCAAAAAATTCTAATTATAAATATGAAATAGAATTTGAAGTGTATATAAATGATTATGATTTAGTTATGGATTTTATTGAAATTTTTTTACAAATGAAACAAGAAAATTTAATAGTTATAACTTCTTATGAAAAAAATGGTATAATTAATCAATATAAAAGACTGGTTGGTCAAAATGAACGGTCTCCTTATTTTATTGGAGTACAGCCAGAAACTTTACATAAAGACCAATTAACAAATTTATACAAAGAGTTATATTCTGTTACAGATAAAGCTGATGGTGATAGATTCTTTATGTTTATAGATAATATTGGTGAGATATATTATATAGATAATAATATTAATAGTGTATTAAAAACTGATTTAAAGAGTGATACTTATAAAAATTGTATAATAGATGGTGAACTAATAAGAGAGTACACTGAAGACAATTTAATAAAAGTAAATTTTTATGCTTTTGATATTTTATATATTAATAATAATGATATTCGTGGAAACCAAGATTTTTTATTTTTAACAAGACTTGACAATTTAAAAGATGTATTTAATAGTATATCAAATACTGAAACTTTTAATATTTTTATTAAACAATTTATTTACAAAAATGTATTTATAGGATCTAAGATTATTATGAATGAAATTGGTAATAAACCATATAAAAACGATGGATTAATTTATACTCCTATGAATGAACCTTATCCTAAAACTAAACAGTGGAGAAAATTATTAAAATGGAAACCTTCTGATCAAAATACTATAGATTTTTATTCAATTAAAAATGATAATGGTGAATGGGAGTTATTTGTGCAAGAAATTCAAAAAAATCCTGAAAATACAAATAAATTTCAACAAACTGAATTAACTTTATTTGATATTAATGTTTTGTGTCCATCTAATGAAATTCAAACAGATATTACATTTAAAACTACATTTGATAATTCATTAAAAGATCCTACTACTAATGAACCATATAAAAGTAATACTGTTATAGAATATAAATGGGATTCAACACTTAAAAAATTTATCCCATTGAGAACAAGGTGGGATAAAACATCTAATCCTAAAAAACACGGTAATTTTTCAAAAGTAGCTTGTAGTATTTGGAATAATATACAAAATCCTATAGATCCTGAAACTATTTATCAAATGACAAATAGTACTACAGAAAATGTAGATGATAAGAAACCTTTTTTTTTTGAAAGAATGAATGAGTTTACTACAAAAGTGAATTCTTATTTAATAAATAAATATGTTAAAGACCAAGATTCATTATTGGAAATAAATTATAAAAAAGGCGAATCGTTAACATTATATAACAACCGTAATTTGTCGAATTTATTTGGTATAGACTATATAAATCCGAATTCCAAGTCTAATTTATCAAATGTTATAAAAAAATGCAAACAATTTAAAATTAAAAATTACTCATTTTTTGATAATTACGATTGTACAGAAGAGTCTAATAAAATTTCAAAAAATTTTTATAAAAAATGTAATGTAATATTCTCAACTGATATAAATCAATTTTTCAATTGTGAATATAACTTGACACGATTTATTCAATTGTTAACAAATAGTTTAACAGAAAATAGTAAAATTATAATTTCATTAATAAATTCAAATGAAATTAAAACAATTAAAAATAAATTTATAAATAATAATGAAATTATGTATTATATTAATTTACAAAATCAACAATCTAATTTTAATAATGTATCTATGTTTTTAAACGGGCTTACACAAGAAAATAATATAAATTTAAATATTGTAAACTTTGAGTTTTTTATTAAATTTATGAAAAACAATGGTTTTAATCTTATAGAATCTGAATCGTACAAAACATTATATGAAATGTCTAAAATGAATAATTTATCTGAATATGAAAATATAATTCTTGGACTGTTAAAATTTTGTGTATTTGAACCTTTATCAGAGTCAAATACAAGTTATTTAAACCCTGATTATTCAGAGTTTCAACAAGTAATTTTACCAAAAATTAATATTTCACAACCAATAAAATATTTTAAACAAATTAACAATGGAATTAATCTAAATAATAATGAAAACATAAATTTATATAAATTAGAAAATTGTTTAGATATTCTTGATATTTTAAATTGTATAGAATATAAATATAATAAAACAGACTTTGAATGCAATGATTTGTCTTTGGAAAATATTACTTTATTAACTAATAAAATTAATTACACACCTATTTTATTTAATACAATTGATACTAACAATGACAATGACAATGACATTGACATCATTAAACCATTTTGTGTATTTTATGTATTTAATTATACAACTGAAAAAATTAACCAAAATAATGAAAGTATTCAAATTACTATAGAAAATATCTTTATGGTTTTATATAAAAATAAAATACATTACAATATTAATGAATTAATAAAAGAATCTAAAAATAATGTTACACAAGACATTACACAGACTAAAAATAAACAGAATGATATTAGACAAGATATTAAACAAGAAATAGAAAATAATGTTACACAAGAAAATAAAAAAAATAAACAGAATGATATTAGACAAGATATTAAACAAGAAATAGAAAACAATGTTACACAAGAAAATAAACAGAATGATATTAGACAAGATATTAAACAAGAAATAGAAAATAATAAAAGACTTACAATAGGTATATTAAAAGATTATTTAAAAAAATTAAATTTAAAAACGTCTGGAAATAAAGAAGAATTACAATTAAGACTAAATAGTTATTTAAAAAAAAATGATTAAAAAATAATAATAAATAAATTATGCATTTTAATATTAAAGATAAAAACTTTGTAGAACCATTACTAACAAACATTAAAGTTGATAATAAATTAGAAGATTTGAAAATTGAATATGGTTTTAATGAATTATTAAATAATCAAAGAAATAAAATAGACAAGATAAATCACAATGAATGGAAAGCTGCAAGATTTTATATTAACGATTATGATTTTTTAGTAAAACCACCTATTATAAATAGAGCATTTTATAAATTTTGGGAAATTATAAATGAATTTGAAATTTATGAGAATTTTACAGAAGATTCTATTATTTTTCATTGTGCTGAAGCACCAGGTGGGTTTATTCAAGCGTCTAATATTTTTTTACAATTAGATAATTCAGATTACACAAAATCAAAACAATCAAAACCTGAAAAAGATTTAGATGGTTTTACTATTGTTAAATCAAAAAAAAAAGAATATAAAAAATCAAAGATATTTACTATATCATTAAATAAAGATTTACCTAAATATAAATCATATAATTTACCAAGTTATAACAAATCTGTTATTAATAAAAATGTCCATATTACGTATGGAAAAGACAATACAGGAGATATTAATAATTTAGAAAATATTTATTATATAAAAGAACTAATTAATAGACAAAAATCAGATGGATTTAATTTAATAACTTCTGATCTTGGTTTTGATGAAGGTATAGAATTTAACAATAAAGAACAATTACATTGTTTAGCAATAACAAATTGTATTTTTAATACAGTTTATTTACAAAAAGAAGGTGGACATTACGTTTTAAAAGTTTTTGATATTTTTACAGAAACTAGTATTCAATTGTTGTATTTATTAAACACTTTATATGATGAAGTTTATATTTACAAACCTAAAACTAGTAGACCTTCTAATTCTGAAAAATATATAATTTGTAAAGGTTTTACAAAAAATAAAGAATATAAACAAAAAGTTATAGATACATTATTATTAACTATAACAGAAATAAACAAAGTAAAGGGTTCTAATAAATATATTTCTTTTAAATTATTTGAATTCATACCAGAGTCATTTACTAAAAAAATTAAAGAAACAAATACAAGACTAGTTAATATTCAATGTCAATTTTTAAACAAAGCTATTCAATTATGTGAATACCCTAATTTTTTAATAAATTATGAAAAACAATTACCATTTTTAATAAATAAACGTAAACAAATATTTAAAGAATGGGAAGCACTATACAATTTAAATGTTTTTATCTAATTAAAAAAAAAATGAATTTTAATTAATATGTGTAAATAATAAAAAATGCAACTAGAAAATAATATTTGTATTTTAGATTACATTACAAAGTTAAAAATTCAAAAATTTAACAATAATAAAAAAAAAATTAATTTAAACGATATTATTAATTTTTGTGATGTAAATAACACTTACGACTGGGATTTTATTAATTTTTGTGATGTAAATAACTCTTACGACTTGGATTTTGATAATAATACATATATTAGAATTTATAATAAAAAATGAAAAAAAATTACGTTATAATTGATGAAAATTTAGATATTAAAATGTTAACTTAAAAATTATTTAGGTCTAAAAACTTGTGTGATATATTTTTTCATAAAATTATCAGAAACGTTTAAATTTTGAATTTCTTTAAAAGTTTTTCCTTTTAATTTTTGAATAGTAAACCAGCACGCATATAAACCACAAAGAGTTCCTTCATTACTTTGAAATTGTATATTATTAAATACAAAACTATATTCTTTAAAATGTGATAAAAATTTTTTTATATATTTATTAGGTATTTTACCTAATGAATCAAAATATTCAACCGTATTTTTTTTATTATTTATAAAACAACTAGTCCAATGTAAACCTGGATTTAAATGTGTATCAGTATTAAACACTATACTAATACAGGTGTATTTATTTTTTAATTCATTCCAATTAAAATTACTAACTTCAGATATATCAGCTGGAACAGCACCTATATATTTATAATAATTTGAATGTTTTTTTCCATTAATAAAATATTGATATTGTTGTAAAATTTCATTAATATTATTTGTATTAAACCAAGTTGTAATATTTTTAGTTGGTTTAGGTTTAAAAGTAAAATACTTTAACGAGTCTTTATTTTTTAAAGTTTTCATAAAATCTAATTTCAACCAACAATATTCTTTTTCGCACAAATATTTTAAACGTTGTTTTATTTCATTCAACAATTTATATTTAGTTAAATTTGTATCAATTTTATTAAAAACTATACAAGTATTTTTTAAACAAACTTTTTTACTCCATTTATTGTAAGCTTTAGCAATTTCAACAAGATCTTTTGTTTCAAAACAAGTTTTATTTTTAGAATCAAATTTTTTATTAGGAGAACAATATTCCTCCATTACACTACAATTACAATAAACCATTAAAAAAAGTTTAGATAAAATTATGTTATTTAAAATAAATAAAAAATGAATAAAATACTTTAAAAAATAAATTAAAATGCAAGAATTAAATAATAAATTACAAAAAATAACATCAAAAAGTATTAAAATCATTTAGAAGAATAAAATAAAATATGAATATGAACAAATTACTGAATACGTTATCATTAAATACAATAGTCATAATCCTAATTTTGATAATAGGAAACAAATTGAAAGATTTGGTACATATGAAGAATTAACAATTTATTGTAAAAAAAATTTTAATCATTTTTTTAATGGTCAATATTTTAAAGATAACGTTAATGATTATTTTTATATTGTAGAATTTGAAAAAAATTTACTAGAATGTTAAAAAAAGAAACTATGTAAAATAAAATGTAATCCACAAAAAAATGAATTTTAAATGACGATTTTAAAAGTAAATGATAACAACTAATCTCGAGTTTAATAAGAGAAATTGGGATGGAGAAAATAGATGGAAACGTAGTGAATTAAATGAAATTGCTAAAAGTTTAAATATGACAATTGATGCAAGTAATTCTAATGAGAAATTATTTAATCGCATTAATTATAATTTAATTTCTTTAAAAACTGAATTATTTGATTTTCAAAATGAAACTGTAAATAGAATGAATGATTTTGAAGATAAATATGATGGTGGTTTTTTATTGAGCGAACCAGGAGTTGGTAAAACTTTGTGTGTAATAGATATTGTTGTTAAAACTTATTTACCAACTTTAATAGTATGTCCATCAGGTTTAATAGATAATTGGATTAATGAATTTTGTAAACATTCTAATATTAATAAAACAAAAATTGTAAAATATCACGGCAATACACGTAATAAAATAATTGATGAAGATATAAACCTTGTATATATAACAAGTTATTCTATAGTATCTCGTGAATTTGATGAAGATGCTTTTTTTGAAAATTCTTTATTTTCAAAAAAAGCATTTGGGAGAATTGTATTAGATGAAGCTCATTACATTAGAAATTCTAAAACAGGGTTTTCAAGAGGTGTATTGGCTTTATCTAATCAAAATCCAAATTGTAAAAAATGGGTGGTTACTGCAACTCCTATATTCAATTCGTATAAAGATAATTACCCTTATTTTAAATTTTTACAATTAGAAGGGATCGATACAAGACAAGATTTTACAAGAGCTATTGTAAAAAATATAAATGGGTTCAAAACTTTAAATGAATGGATTTCAAAATATTCTATTAAATATACTAAAGAAAATGTTTTAAAAAATCTTAAAGAAAAAAAATCAATTAATATAAAGATTAATTTTACTGAAACTGAACAAGAATTTTATGATTCATTATATGATTATTCACAAAAACGAATGAAAAAATTAATAAAAAATATTAAAAAAAATTCAACAGAGTCCAGTTTAAAAAAACTATTACATAGTAATGTTATGGTTTTTATTTTACGTTTAAGACAAGCTTGCAATTCTCCTTGGTTGATTCTAAATCAAATGAAACGTTTAAACGGATCTACCAATTTAAAAAATGCTACAAATAGATTGCTTTTTTATAATGATTCTATAAATCTTAAAGAAGAATGTCCTATTTGTTATGATGCTACTGCAGATTGTATAATTTCTCCTTGTGGACACAAGTTGTGTTCTTCTTGTTTAAATAAAATGCAAAATTCTGACATTTTAAATTGTCATATGTGTAGAGAATTTATTGAAGATGCAAATGTTATTTCTATTCAATCACCTATACAACCTGAAATAATTGAAGAAGAAAGTAATTTGGTGTCATCTAAAATAACTAAATTAATAGAAATTACAAATGAAAGAATTAAGAATAATGAAAAAGTTGTAATTGTAAGTCAATGGGTATCATTCTTAAATTTGATTAAAATTGCATTTAGTGAGACCGACTACTTGAAAAATATTAAAACAATTAGTCTTCAAGGTAGCGTCCCTTTAAACGAAAGATCAGAATTAATTAAAAATTTTCAAGAAAATCTAGATATAAAAATATGTTTTATTTCATTAAATTCCAGTGCAGAAGGTATTACATTAACTGCTGCTAATAATTTAATACTTTGTGATCAATGGTGGAATAATGCTAAAATGGAGCAAGTTAAATGTAGAATTCATAGGATTAGTCAGAAAAAAGATGTTGTTATATATCAATTATCTATCAATAATACAATTGAAGACAAAATGGAAAAACGTGTATTAAAAAAAGATAAAATTACAAATTTATGTTTACAAAAATGGATTATAGAAGATATATCTAATTACAATACTGAATGGATTAATGAAGAAATTAAATTAATAGAAAATGTAGATTAAAATGTAATCCACAAGAAAATGAATTTTAAATGAAAAGACTAAAAATTATGTCGTCTTGGGTATTAGTCAAAGCAAAACAATCTGTAAGAATTCCAGGAAAAAGAAATTTTGAATTTTCTAAAATTGAAATTAGAAAAGCAAAATTTTGGCATAAATTGCCTCCGCCACAACTTTTGGAAAAATTACCTTATGAATTATGGTTAATGATTTTTGAAAAAAACTATTCAAAATGTAATTTAAAAGGTTGGTATTGCGATATTTGTTTTTGTGACATTTGCGAATGTGATAAAAATTACAAGAAAAAACATTTCAAAAAAACTGTAATTAAAGAATTGAAAAAAAAAGTTAAAAAAACTTATGCAAAAGGTAAAAAAGCTCCAAAGCCAAAAAATATTAAAAAATATTAAAAAAACACAAAAAAACAAAATCCTTCAAAACTGTAAATATCAGTTTTGAAGGATTTTGTTTTTTTTAATTTCTTAAATGAATTTAAAAAGATTCATTTAAGAAATTAAATGACTACTTTAAACTTGGAAAATAAAAGTGTATTTGGAGAAAACAGGTTGAGACGAATTGAATTAAATAATTTCGCTAATGAATACAATTTGTCAATCGAAAAATAGTCATTTAGAAG